ACAACAGACACCGACCGGCGAGAGGGATGGCACATTGGTGTAGCCACCCTTGGTCCGGTGATGGAAAGTGTTCTTCAATATCCTGGCATCCTGCCTAACGTGACCGTACTGCAACAGGCTGCAACCGGGACCGGCGTAGTAAATTCATCCCCGGAAGTGGACGGGTTGGTGCGCAGGGTGCCCATGCTGGTGCGCGTAGGCGATGCGCTTTACCCGGCGCTGGGGTTGGATGTGTTGCGTGGGTTGGCGGGTGATCCCAGCTATCAGGCCAAGGCGGGTGAGGCAGGGATGCAGGCAGTGCGCGTCCCCAACTTCAAGACCATTCAGACCGATGGGCTGGGTCGAGTGTGGCTTAACTGGGATACCACGTTTAAACAGAACCCAGCGGGTAAGATTGTTTTGGTCGGGGTCACAGCAGCTGGCATCAGTCCGATGGTGCCGACACCGATTGGGGTGATGCACCCTCACAGAATCCAAGCTGCCCTGTTTGAAACACTCATCCAAGGAACCTCTCCGATCCGCCCGGATTGGGCGTTGGTGGTAGAAATCCTGACAATCCTCTTATTTGGAGGCTCTGTAATCGCGGTGACTAGGTTTGCAGCGGTAACTTGGGTCGGTGTATCAGTGATTGGAAGTGGTGCTTTAGCGGCCTCTGCGTCCGTCTACGCGTATGTAAGTCTAGGAGCCTTGATTGACGCGGCCTTCCCGGTGGTCACAATCCTGATGACAGGGGCAACGGGCATCGGGCAGCGAATGATTGCCGAATACCGGCTGAAGTTACAGATCCGTGGTCAGTTCGGCACCTATGTATCCCCTGATCTGGTGAAACAATTAGAGAACGATCCCTCCCTGCTCAGATTGGGAGGAGAAACCAAGACCATGACGTTCCTGTTCGCCGACATCGTGGGCTTCACCCCCATTTCGGAGAAGCTACAGGCTGATCCTCAAGCCTTGGTCGAGCTGATCAACCGGCTGCTGACACAGCTCACCGATTGCGTGCTGCACCACGGGGGTACGGTGGATAAATTCATGGGCGACTGCATCATGTGCTTTTGGGGTGCGCCCTTGGATTGCGAGGATCATGCCGAGCGGGCAATGCTCACGGCCCGAGACATGCTGGCGTTACTCGATGACCTCAATCGTCAACTCGATGAGGAGGGCTTGCCCCGTTTAAACATCGGGGTGGGTATCAACACAGGACAGTGTGTGGTGGGGAACATGGGGAGTCAGAGTCGATTTGATTACTCTGTGCTCGGGGATGCCGTCAACGTAAGTTCTAGGCTCGAAGGTCAAACACGTAACTATGACCCGTGGATCTTGATTGGTGAAAGTACGGTAGACTATAAACCTGAGTGGACTGAATATGTGGATTCAATTCAGGTGAAGGGGAAGTCCGAACCGCTGAAAGTTTACACCCTGAAGGCCGATGGGATTTAAGTTATCCATTGTTCTGAGCCTTGCCCTCATCGCACTGGGTGGTGCGTTTAAACTCTACTACGATAAGTCCGAGGCCGAGAAAGAAGCCATGGCCGTTGCCTTACAGCAAGCCGTGGACAACCAGCTGCTGTTAGAGAACACCATCAAGGATCAGAATCAGCAGATGGAAGATCAGCTATCTCGTGAGAAGCAGAGTCAGGTCCGCATCACTGAGCTATCCACCGCCAACACCGAGGCGATGGAGGAGGTCACGGAGTTACGTGGCAAGTTTGCCCGTCATGATCTAAACATGCTTTCTATGGCCAAGCCTAAGTTGCTAGAGAAAATGGTTAACCGTGGGACGGTCAGGGTATTCGAGGAACTGGAAGCCCTGACACAACCGGATCAATTCGATGAAGACGCTGACAACGACGCTGCTGATTCTAGTTAGCGGCTGCTCTTTCATGGGCGGCTCACGCTTCACGCCACCCGAGGTCAGGCCCGTGGAAGTCGTCACGATACAGAAGCCTGCGCCCCTGTATCACCCGCCATTGCCCAACCGTATCACCCCCGTGCCGGTGCAGTGGAAGATCCTGACCCCGGATACCATGGAGGAATACATTGCCGACCTGAAGGAAGGGGAGGCCCCTCCACAGGCATGGTACAGCCTGACCGGCAAGGGCTACGAGAATCTATCCACCAACATGGCGGAAATCAAACGCTACATCCGACAGGTGCTATCGATCATTGACTACTATCGGGAGTCTGATCCTGCAAAAGACGACCAACAACAGAACTCTTCTGACGACGCGCCTTAGTAACGTTCCCAACGATATAGACATTACCGCCTAAAGCGCTGGCGATGCTTTGCAGTGTGTCGATCTTTGGGATGTGATGGCCTGTCTCAATCCTCGACAAGTAGTGGCGATCCATCCCAGCCTCAGACCCCACGTCCTCCAGCGTCCGCCCCTGTTCGTGTCGTATCTCACGCAGCCTCTCTGCCCACCAAGGAATAGTCATTTGTCTAGCTCCTTTACATAAAAAAGTGGATCGTCTGTCCACACCACCCATTCATTTTTTTCTTCATCGTTGTCATCGACCAGAATCGATGCGTGGAATCCCCTCGCAATGCACGCCTGCTGCATGACGATGGCCGACAGATAGGAGTCGTTCTCCAGCCAGTGCAGGAACCCCGACCCCATGAGCCTCTCATTCTCCGGGGAGTCATGGATTCCAAAGCGTCCCGGCTGATCCTCAACAAACGAACGGCAACTGGTGTGAGCCAGATAGGATATCTGATTCGTCGTGAAGGACAGCTCAACCTTTGTACTCATGCTATGTCATCCTCAAATGTACGAAGGTGTCCGGCCAAACGCTCACGCGCAGCGGCATTGGTCTGTAACTCGGACCGACTGCTGATATGACAGACCAGCTTGATGACGTGCGCCGCGAACTCTTCCGGCGGCAGCATGTCAGGGTCTAGGTTCCATCTCTCTGCGTTTAAACGAACCCAATCCTGATAGCTATCTTCCCGGCAAATCATGATGGAGCGTGCCATTGCCCGTTCCCCATCGGTCCTTGCCCTGGGAATGACAGGCTCCTCGACGTCGTTAATTTCGACACAAGCCACCATATAGCGTGTGCCAATAGGAGACGTTGCCATCTCCACCGGCATGTCGTCTGGGTGTAACAAGAACGACAGCACCATGCCATCACGCGCTTGCCTGAAGGTGTACTTCTTTCCTTCAAAATGCAGCGCCGCTTTATCTATATCCATTCCGTTTGCTCCAGTTGTTGCATTGCGTTTAAACGATCATTGGGAACAAAGTAAGCGTGGCGATTGTTGCCAGTGGGATCAGCCCAATACTCCTCTCGTTTCCCATCCTCCCCCAACAGCCATCCCATGAGTCGGAAGTTGGGAGGTTCTGCGCATACCAAAATGTAGGGGGCGTCGTCCTTGTCGTCCGGATGCAGGATGAGCCGACGCTTCACGCTCTCGACGCAGCGCACCTCCAGCGGACCGACATCGCCTGCCTCAATGCCCATGCCCATGCCCGACCACCAGATTCCGGACCACTTGGCTACAGCGGCTTCGCCTAGCGCACCCAACAGATCCATGCCCCATCCATAGAACCCGCCGTCAGCTCCATGTCTGTGCTCTGTTCCCTTGAGCCGGTGCTGTACCGAACGCATGACACCCACCTGTCCGGCGAGCAACATCTCAGCCGTCGTCAGTTTGACAAGAACCATTCGTACATAGCCTCCGCCCATTCAATCCCATCAAGACCCTGCAACGCCCACCATCGGCCTTCATTGCCATGCGCATGAAGATGGTCATGGTGTTCCTTGCATAGCGGTACAGCCCACTGGTCGCCAGTACGGCGCATGCCGCGCAACCCCTCAACGTGGGTCAAGTGATGCGCCTGTGATGGACGTGCGCACACGAGGCACCCGTGGGTGCGGACGTGTTTAAGGTAGCGTTGATCGCGTACCTTGTCGGACCATTCTTTGTTCACCACTCGTTTCTCTCGATGGCCAAGTCAACGCGCCGCTCCGCCTCCTCCTCGGACGTCTCAAACTTATACTGAAACGCCTGAATGATTTCGTGATAGCGGAGGTTCTTAACGTTGATGGCCTCAGAAAGAAACTCGTCCTCTTCGATGACCCTGTTCGTTGTCTTGCTCATCAATCGAAGGGGATGTCGTTATCTTTGGATGCCCCCTTGGGCTTCCAATTGTCCACGCTGGCATACCATTTGCCCGCCCGACTTTCCTTGATTTCAACATTGATCCAATCGTCTCGCCGTCTGGCTAGCCAGTTCATCATATCCTCACGTTTGATACTCACCTTCGCCTTCACATAGTCGGGCGCATTATCATTGGGAGCCTTGGCAATGAAGCCATCGATAAATTCCACGTCACTCATTTGGTTCTCCAAATTCTTAGGCCAAGTTTTCCGTCGTGTTTTACCCACCGCGTTTCAAATTTCTTGCTGCTCTTTCTCCCAAAATTATGAGGATTGACCCGATGTCGGATAGTTGTTGGGGTTTCATTCTTCTTTGCCGGGATGAAAACAGACTGCTGCATCTCCATCTCTGCCCAAGGAATGGGGGGTCTTAGCCCACTCTTTCTAGGTGGGATGGGAATGTCGTTCTCAATTTCGTAGTCACTCATCGGTCGTTTTCTCCTGCATCTCGTTGCGTAGTGTGGTCATGTGACCTAACCAGATGGACCATGCCGTGTCGTCAATGTCTTTTTTGATTGGCCTCAAGGTGCCCACGGCCCGCTTCCAAATATCTTCAATGTCCTTGAGGCTGGCAGCCTCATCCATCTCTTGCACCGATTCATTGGTGAT